TGAAAGTTATAATTATAAAATCTCTAACAAGTTCTGCTGTTTCTAAAGTAATATTTGTTTGTCCACTTATAACACTTTTATTTATTGTATATGCAGGTGATACAGGTTGATCGGAAATTGTACCATCCCATACATATAAATCTACTACTACGCTTTTTAAACTCATAATTTTAAACTATTACACCTGCTCCACCGCCTGTTGTATTACACGATACTATTGCTAATTCGCTTACTATTCCTGTACTTTCTATTTTTATAACATAATAAGATGTACCTACTGCACCTATCGCACTTGATGCTGATGAAGTAAATACACCATAATATAAACCATTACCATCAAAAGCTACACTTCCTTGACATACTTGACTATTTAATAACGCACCTAAACTTGCTGCTGTTGAGGTTATTGCCTTGTTAGCACCATAAGCTGCATCACAATGACCTTCTTGAGTTGTTTTACCAGAACTAATAAAATAATTATTTGCACCACATATACTTACTGTTGCTGGTTGTGTCATTGTTACACTACAATCTATCGTTGAACCTGCATTTGCAAACCCTGATGGTATTTCTACTTGATAAACTACAGTTCTTGAAGTATCAGTTGCTACATCTGTAAAAGGTGTTGTAGGTGCTGTAAAACTTTTAACTGTTCCTTGAGCAGCAGTACCTAAAAATATAGCACCATTTCTTGCTATTGCTTGACCTGTAAGATTAGCTAATGCACAAGTAAATGTAGGTGCTGCTGTTCCTGCTTGTGAAAAGGTTGCAGAACATTCTACGGTTGCTGCTGCATTAGAATATCCAGAAGGTACTGTAATGTTAAAAAACAATGTAACGTTTTGTGCGTTTGTACCTGAATTTGCTGCTACACTTGTTATAGCACCTCCACCAGATGTTGCCATTATTTTTGTTATCGTACCTATTGTTGATGGGTTTGTAATTGCACCTGCCTGACTAATACCTCCACCTTGTAAAGCTGGGTTTGTAGGTGAGGTACAACTAAATGCAGTAGTGCTATCTGTTACTGTAACCGCTATACTTTGTGTTGCTTCACAAGTTGCTGGATAACTATTATCCCTACCAATACCATAAACCGTTGTTGATCCTGCTATTACATTAGGTGATAATGTTAACACACTTCCACTTAATGCTGCTGTTACTAAATTAGGGTTTAGGTTAGAAAAAGCATAAGTAGTTTCACTTGTAAAGAATCCAGCTAAATCAATATCAACACTTGAACCACCTACACTTAAACTTTGTCCACCAATAGAACCACTTGTTGCAGGACCGCCAGAACAAACAGTAGGCTGTACTACTGAACTTGTTGTACCTGCTTGTGTTGCAGTTACAGGACATTCTAAAAATATATCACTTGTATTAGCATAACCTACAGGTATAAGTAGTTTAACTTTTATTGTTCTTGATGTATCAGTACCTTCTGCAGGAAATTTGTTATTTGCAAAATCACCATCATCACTTGATATAGAATCTATTACACCAACAGCAGGACTTGGCAAAGTAATAATACCTTGATTATCTACTGCAAAACCTACTAACCCTGCAACCGTACAATCAAAGTCTGGTAATGGTGGACTTGGTTCTACAAGGTGTAAATAAAAAGGGCTTCTTACGTTTATCTTTGTACTCATCTTAATCTATCTTCTTTTAATGTAAATGCTAAAAAATCTTCTACATCTAAACCAAAGTTTTTAATTAGTTCGTCAGGTAATTTTTTAAAACCTTGTTCAAATGGTTTAGTAAAAAACAAACTTGGCTTTATACCTTTTCTGTAAATGCTTCTTGCTATTAAATATCCTATTGTATTATAGTTGCCTTTTTTAAACTTTCCTTCTTTATCTCTTAATCTTATGTTCTTGCTTTTTGCCCATTGTGCTAATGGTTTACTTGGAGGCATTTTGTTTGTATAACTATATGGTGTATTATATTTCTTTTTAGTACCACTTACACCTTTATCTTGAAACACACCGTAATCTTCCATTTGAAACTCTACAGATATAGAATTAGGCATTTCTTTTACATTACCCTTTAAACTATTGTAAAGTTCTTTAGAAACGTTCTTACGCCCTTTAGATAACCTTGTACGTGATTGTTGTATTACAAAGTTTTTAAATGCTTCTAACGCTGCTTGTGTTTTTGTTAACTGCATATTGTCATATCGTTTTGTACTACTACATCAAATGTTGCAGACCATCCTGCTAACTTGTTTTCAAACCTATCTACAAATGGCTCACAACTTACATCACCTTGTACTTGATAAAGTTCTGTATATAGATCACCACGTTGTAAGATGTTTATTATTCTTGTTAGTAATCCTAATTGTGTATTTAGCACATCCTGTTCGTTATCGTTTCCTACAAATATATCAGTAGTTGCAGCTTTGCTTATATCTACAATATCCATTGCAAGAATAGAAATGTTAAACGTTAATGTTTTAGTTCCTACTGTAGTGTTGTTTACTATGATGTGTGATAATGGAAATATTGTTTGCTTGTTAAGGTCTACATCATCTAAACTTCCAAATGTAACTGTATTAACAAATGGTTCTGCTGCAAGTGCTGTTTTTAATTGTTCCGTTACGTTGTAAAAACCTTTCATCGTTTTTTAATTAACTTCTTTTCTAATTCTACTTTATCTTTTTCAAATGCTAAATACATTAAACACTTGTGGACGTTAAGCTGGGTAACCGTGTCAAACTTGGTAGCATCTCCTTTAGCAATACCATAGACCGATTGATACCAACCCCACTTTGATCCAAAGCCTCCTTCTGTTGAATAGTCAGTTTGTTCGGCAACTCCTTCTGTAAATAGTTCAGGATAGTTTGTGTTAACTCGTTGCTTAAATTGTAAAAAAAAACCATAGAACCAAAAACAATATCTAAAGGCATATACTTTAGCTTGTCATTCATACCATCGTAATCTTCTATGTTGTACTTCTTATCTTTCTTAAATTTAACTGGTCTATATAACACGCTCATTGCTTTGTGCATATTATCCCACTTACCCAAGTTCTCATCAAGGTCTATAAACTCACCTAATGACATATCATCAAGTACAGGTATAAATCCATACTCTACATTACCTAAACTAAACGTAGGTACTAAACTATGCTTCTGGTCAAATATCTTGTTGAGGTGTACTACTATCTCTTGTACTGATTTGTATTTTATGTTTGCAACATCTTTTAGGTTGAGGTTACAGAATATCTCTACCATCTTTTGTAGTAAGAATGTAGATTCTTTATTTTCTTCGGTGTTTAACTTTTCAAATCTTTGATATTGATCTAAAGTTATTTCTTTAAGTGAATCAGGTACGTTTATTTCAACTTTCATATTAATACAATAAATTAATTGATGTTTTGTATAAAAAGAAAAAGGTAACATTTCTGCTACCTAATTCCAATTAAACCAAATCAAAAAAAAACTATTGTTTTAATATAAACCTTTTATAAGAATATCTATATGCTTCTTCTATTGTTTTTTCTAAATGTATGCTGTTTTGTTTGTACAGCTTCTTACCTTTTAGTATTTGACCTTTATAATCTATATCTAAATAAACATCAGATTTAGTACCACGTTTAGATGGTCTTTGTACTATGTATATGTTTTCGTACCAGCAGGCTTCTTGCATCTTAAAAATATCCAACTATTTTATCTGTTATTTCATTTGCCCACAATATAAAGAATAAAAAGAAATACATTGAAGCTATTGCAAATAATCCACATAATAATGCACCACCAAATATTCTGATGAGGTTGTTTCTATTTTCTTTTTTAGTTAATTCTTTTACCATTATATACTCTACTTTGTTATTCATAATTATAATTTTAATTAAACTTTGTTTATACAAATATAAACATTTTTTTAACATTTACTAATATATGTAGTATTCGCCCTTATTGGGGTTTTCTAATTGGTCTGTTAAAACGTACCTTAAACTATCTATGCAATCTGGGTGTTCACCTGATGGTTTATTTAGGGTATTACCATCTTTATCCTTTGCCCATATGTAACCTTGTAGTTCTCTTTTCAAGTTCCTGCTTCTTGATGTAATGTATATTTCATTTTGGTTTATTAGGTTAATACCAAAGTTTACACTATCCCTACCTTTTGTACACGGATATATATTATGCCCATCTCTACGCAAAGTTTCAATACTCTTTGGTTCTGCTGAATCTGCAATTAAGTTTTCTGTTATATTGTTTTGTCGTAAGAACATAGATAAATCCCTTAATACTGTATTTGATTTATAAAATACCTCATCTGCTATGTAGGCATCATTCCATTTATATAGAGATACAATAACTGTAGGATCAGTATAACCAAAATCTACACCGTGTGCTAATAAACGTGCTTCTTGTGGTATGTTATCTATTTCTTTCCAATCAGGTATACATACACCTTCTAAAGAACCTGTTTCACCA